GATTGATATAGGCTTCTGACGTAGGGCTTTGAGCCATCTGAGGAAGTAACTGCGATATTTGCAATAACTTCTGACCCAATGATTGGTTTGAGTTATCACCAATATTTGCATCAACATCTAGATCCATATTAGCAGGAAGCATTTGTAACTCCTGAGCAGATACCGAAGCATATCCTTCAGTGCTCTTGTACCTAGCAGGGTTCTTAATGTTTCTCTTCATCTCTCTCAATACACCACGACACAGGTCCTTAATACCTGTCTCTACAAAACGACGAGCGATATGTTCGATACGAATCTGTGATGCGTTCTGTGCGCTAGACATCTTAGCCTCTGAGTTTCCTGATACAAATAATGCATCATTAAGACCCATAGCTGTCTTAGTAAGACCAGTAGACTGCTCTTTCTGTAGACCTAAGAACTCAAGCATACCTGCAGTTCCAGAACTAATTGGCTCTGGTTGGATCTGTTGAACAGCTCCTGCCGGACTACCATTAGTTGGAATGATCTGCTTAGGCACTGGATTCTGTAGCGCTTGAAAGTCGACCACATTAGGATCGGCTAACGTTCTGCCATAGTTGCCAAAGTACACGTTCTCTACAAATCCACGAAGGATTGCTGTAGTAGCTTGTGTCTGTGGGCGAGCCATATCAAGAAGTGAAAGACCATAGAACTCGTGTGGAATCTCGATTGGACTAAGCATACCTACTGGAATGTAAGTTACATCGTCCTCTTCAAGAATCGTATCACCTGCCTTAATGACATGCTTAAGTTCCGCGATGCCATCTCCATCTCTATCTGTTCTCAGCCAGCATTCAATTACTGTTATGCTGATATTCGCCTCGTCTTCCTCGCTGTCATCCTTTGCCAGCCAGCTATCAATACCTGCAGCATCCCTACGAGCAAATGACTCGTTAGACCAATTAGAGCTTTTTAAACTAGACTCCTCACCGATCTCACTTAAGTCACCCTTAAATTTGGGCCATGCTTTACGAATATCTGAACGACTCATCTCTGTGATAATACCAACGAACGTAGCATCACTAATGCTGGTTGCGTGTCTGTCTATCAGGAAAGACTCTGGTGGTACGTTACGTAACTTAACGCCAGACTTGTCTACCTTCCTACGAAGTCTTACATCGTTATATACAACTGATGTAGTTCCGTCAGGATTAACAGAAAGATCTACCTGAAGGTTTAAATCTCCAATGATCTCTAGCTCTGGATCTGCAAGTAACTGGTCAAGGACTTCTTCTTGTACTTCTTCGTACTCTTCTACAAGATAGTCATAATCCTCTTCCCAACCCCACGTGATGGCACTGTTACCGAACACAACTGCTGATTTAATCCAAGTGGACAGCTTCGACCAACCGTCTGGATTAGAGTTGAACAAACAATAATTGACTACATCCGATGCAACTTGGGAGGCTTTTATAGCAGCCATTTCGTTGCTGTATGGGACGAACAATGCTAGTTTATTGTTGTCTAATAGTAACTTGGTTAACAGTGCCGTATATCCTTCAGCTATCTCAGCTGAATCAGATGATACGATTTTAGATACACCCTGTGGTGCTAAATCACCTAGGGGTTCTAAACTCATTTCGTAGATCGCATTCTCTCTACGCTTGCTCATGTCCGATGATCCAGTATAGCCACCTGCAGAATTCCGCATATGGCGGTCTATAGATTGGACTAACATGTCATCAGAGATTCTCTCAGTTTTTTTGCTCATTCTCGCTCTCTCTGGTTTTAATACATTTTTTGTAGTGGTGCCATACTAAACATCTTTTCGTAGGCATTGTAAGTTTGTGGTGCTATCTGTGGCCTAGAATCTTGTGAGAATCTATGAACCCTTTCTATACCTTTTAGTCTAAGGTACTCTGCCTTTTGCCTTGCAGTTATTTCTTCTGGATTTCCAAGGTACGATGCATCCTTGAACAATCTTTTTGTTCTAGGACCAAACCATGTGTCATCCGTTAATCCAATAGCAGCAGCATCGGCTATGGCGCTCTTCCAAAAAGGATCTTGTTCCATTCTTGGATTGTCCATTATTTGTTTTTTAATGGCTTCTCTTTTCGCATCCGCTCCGGGCTGTTTCATCATAGGTACAAAGCTAAGCGCACCCGTATGTCTATTAAAGCCGGTAACACTTGTGTCTCGGTTTAACCCTCTATCTGCTATATAGACGTTGCCTTGATCGTCTTGCTTCGTACTAGCAAATCTAGAGCTTAAGAGGTGGCCGCCATACTCGTGGTTAAAGTTATGTTGCTTCTGTCTTTCAATGTCTAAACCCCTGTAGTAGCTATTCCAGAAGTGATCATCTAGCATTTCCAGCTTATGAAGTGCTGGAGCACCATACTGATCAACTCCGGTCTGACCCAGTGATTTTGCTACCGATATAGGAAGTCTATAATCAGGAGCCACTGAGCCAGCAGTTACCATAGCAGTCTTCTCTTCTTCTAGAGTTTCTCTTCTGGTGTTAAATGTTGTTGGGACACCCTGATTCATTGTCTCAGGATCCCATCCCATTTGCCAAGCTAAGTTCTCATACAAAGGTTTAAAGAAGTCATGATCCTTATAGTAAACGTCATTACCGTATAAATTGGTGTACTCTCCCGCCCTAACCTTTTCTTCTGGATGTTCAGGGGTTGGATTGTTAAGTCCTGCCCACTGATATTTTGACAACCTAGGTATCTTACTCATGTCGTTGACATTTGAATATGTCTGACCAGCAGGATACGGCTGTGACTGTGTTAAGTTTGGACTCCAATTGAATGCCATAACTATCTCCTTATAACCATTTAGTATCTTCTTGTAGGTAAGTTGGGTTTATCTCACCCCAGCTAAATGCTCTGTTTGTTAAAGCGTGACCGTGTGTTCTAAAGGCCTCGCAAGTTATTGCTAATGACATTACCATATCGTCGTGATGTCCTACTGATGCTTCCGCCTTACCACCTTCAGTAATAATAAAGGTACGGAGTTCATTAAGAATACTTTGGCATGGGATCATAATATCCTCGTCCTCAATCATACGTCTAAGATTAGAGATGATTGGAGGTCTAGTAGATACTGTGGTCTTAAAGCCTAAGTGATTGATATTGTCACTCACCGTATTAGCTGTCTTTCTTTGTTGATAGATGTTTGGATAGTTCATTCCGAATAGCTGTTGAACTGTCGCTAAACCTACCGAGTTACTTTCAGGGATTATAAGAGAGTTGTTATACCACCGACCAAGATAAAATAACATCTTACCAAATCGTACTGGGTCTATTGTATTACTTCTATAGACGGCACATACCTCTCTGTCACCACTTAATACCGTAGCTACCGAGTAGTCACCGCGTACACCAAGTGCAACGTCAGCTCCGATAATATATTTTTGATCTCTATCTGGCGCTTCCCAAACTTTTAACGACCCTTCCTCCGATTCATCAAACGAACTGAACACGTCGTTAAAGTCTCGAATAGACTCAGGAGATCTCGGTAAATACTTATCGAGAACTTCTTTACTAAAGACGGACGATCCGGATTGTATGAATGACTCCTCTGCTGTAAAGGGGTACTCTTGTTTAAAAGTTGAACTTGAAGTTTCAGATATTTTGATCCGTCTCCAATATAACTGTGCTTCATCTAAGTCGTATTCCTCTTTAAGTTTTTTTTCTTCAAGGGCTAACTCCAGACCTACAGGGGACTCTAGTCGATACTCGTCCTGTAGGAACCAAGGAACGAACAGAGGTCTGAAGATACCTTCACCTTTCTCTGCCTTATTCCAAAGGTCGTAGTAAACACCCTGAGCACCATTCGAGGTGCTATTAATAATAATTATGCTACCCGGGAGTAGCGCGATTGATTGGAACATACCCGCTAAGATACGTTCACCGTTCTGCCAGAACGCAGCCTCATCAGCCAGAAGGCAAGTGTTAGTTGTACCTCGTCCGGGATTCTCCGCACCAGCAGTCCACACACGATACTTACTGCCGTTCTTACTGAATGACATTTCACGTACGTTAGACTTATCTAGTATTGGCTGGATATCCTTAGGGAGTTCTGCCCAGAATGTCTGAGACATACTGAAGATACTTTCCGTGGTAGGCTTGTCTAGCGAGATGACCACTGACCTAGTGTTCCCATAGAATAAAGATCTATGGAATATGTAGGCAGAGGCTATCGTAGAGAAACCGGCTTGTCTATATTTCGAGATAATCGAACGAACATAGCCAGTCTCTTCCATTTGTATTTCAAAGTCATCAATGACAAGTTTCTGAGCACTGTTGAGCTTTAATGATATTAACCCTAACGAAGCATCTTTCGGGTAGATCTTGAGGCAATCCTCAATAAATTCTCTCGGGTTTTCTTTCCAGAATTCCCACTTCTTCCGCTTTTCAAGTTCAACTAACAGCTTAGCGGCTTCTTTGGTATTTCCCATAAGGGCTCCGTTTAATTAGTACGGTGTGTATTGAGTTGGCTGGTCCCAAGGTTTTGGACCCATCGAAATATCACCCGGTCTAAAAGGGGATGTTGGTGCCACAGCTACTGGAGTTTGTTCAAAGTTCTGGGTGTGCCTGCTTAACGGTCCATACATTCCAGTACCCTGACGCATCGCCATAGGATCTGTCATCATATTTCGCCACCTGTTAAAGCCCGAAAAGTCTGGTCTAGTAGGCGGCATCGGGTGTCTTGGAGCTGGCCGTGTTTCTCTAGGCATTGGCACTGGTCTTGGTCCTGCTTCTGGCCATGGGGTTCTTTCCCTCGGGAATGTTGGTCTTGTTGGTATTCCGTACATTTCTATCTCCTAGTGTTTGTGACTGTCGGCATCTTCTTTAGTAAGCTCTAACAATCTAGTCATTAACTCACCCTCTGACATATCCTCAGTCTTCTCTTCAGTAGCCGCTTTTGCGTCTTGAGTGGGTTCGATGTATTTATTAGCTTCAGTGATGGCCTTGATAGCCATTGCGTCACCTGCAGCAGTCTGTTGTGCAAATTGTCTTTGTGCGATCTGTGCAAGCATCTCACCGGGAGATAACCCTGCGACTTCTTCAAAAGCCTCTTTAGTCAATCTGATTTTATTTTTGGAACCAAGTGGGCGTCCTTTAGGATTACCCGATATCCCCGGTTTCCATGCGTACTTCTTTAAGTGTCCCGCCGGATCATCTTTGTTTGGCATTCTAGCCTCCTTTCTGTTCGTCGGTTAGCCACCATATGTTGTCAACAGGTGCATCCCGCCAAGTAGGTCTCGGTGCATAGGGATCTACGCCAGCATCTCCAAACATTTGCTGTCTCTCCCAGTTTCCTAGTGCGTTGTAGGCGCCAATGGCTTTTCCTCCAGTGTCTCTTCTGACACTCTTTTTTCCTGCAAAGCCTTTAGACCACGGCTTAAGTGACCACCTGTCTTCAATATCTTTGGCAGATGCTAATGCACCCTGAAGATATCTTTGTTTATTTGCATCCTTCAGCCATCTTGCTACTTTGATACTTCTTGAGTCTGCGTCTATTTGATCTTGAAGGCCTTCCCTTACAAAACGATTGCCAACTATATCTGTATTCCAAATACCAGTCTCTGCAAAATCCTTGGCTACTTCCCAAGAGTCTTTTGCAACATTTCCTAGAAGGCTGTCCTTGAATGTTGGATACCAATTTGGGTCATAATTAGCCATCTTGCCTCCTGTATCTTCCTGTAGGCCCTTCGTTATAC